CCATGATAATTTCTCCTTAGTTGTGAACGCTAAACGCTTAGTTGCCGTTTTGCGGCTTCAAATGCGTCTCGCAATGATTTAATGGGTTGTGCTGATACATCTGCACTTCCAGCCGAAGAAGTAGTGGAAGCAACTGACGCTTGACGCTTTGAGTCCGTAATCTGCTTTTGCTCATTTGCCCTCTTCTCACGAAGTTGACGAACGGTCAATGCATCCTCGTACACCTTGTCAAACGCAATCTGCTTGTACACCGCTTCCAAATCTGTTGAACCAATGGCCAAAGCCTTTGATACAACTTCGTTTGCATCAAAATCAGAACCGTATCGGCTCTGCAACGTCGCAACAGTCCTGTCCAACTCCTCCATCGCTTTTTGTTGTTCAAAAGCTTGGACTCGTTGTTCCAACTGTCGGTACTGCTTTTCAACCGGGTCTAATAAAAGTTCCTCCTCTTGCGAGATGGTTGACTCGTTTAGTCCGTAATGCTTACTCAGTAGTTCCAAGGTCTCTTTAGGATTGCTTTGCAAGGCTTCCTGCAAGGCTGCACCAAATTGAACTTGACGTCGTTGCTCGCTAAGTTCCTGTGTCTTGCGGGTGTAATCCGCCTGACGCTGGTACCCAGAAAGCGCCTCTTTGAGTGGAACTTTTACTTCTTCACCATTGACCTGTACGGAAACATATTTGTCACCGTATTCATCAACAGGAAGCAATTCAATTTCCGCTTCGCTGAGGTTTTCAACTACATCTACAACTTCCTGCGGTTGTCCCTCTAAAGGGGCCGATTCAGTCTCGACTTCATTGCCAGTTATTTCGCTCATTGCTTTGAGTCCTCCAAGGGTTGCTCTATATGTAGGGATTTATCGTTACATGCCTGGTGGCATACCCGGAGGCATTCCACCTTGCATTCCCCCACCTTGCATAAGTTGCATTAACAACTCAGGCGGAAGTTGTGCAAGTTCAGGAGGTAATCCTGCTGGGGCTCCACCTTGTGGTGGCCCCCCTTGCATCATTGCTTCTGGTGGAAGACCTTGTGGTGGCATACCCTGTGGTGGCATCTGCTCCATCGGAGGAGCAGCCTGCTCAGGTGCTGGTGCCTGTTCTGGGGATGCAATAAACATTGATGGTTGCTTTACGCCAAAACCATACTGAAGAACATATTCTGCAAGTTTCTGAATGTTAATAATTCCACTCTGAATAAACGGAGCCATTGCATCCATAATCTGCATTGCAGATTGACGACGGAAAGATTCGTTTGTTGGCTGAGTAGAACCACCTTCTACCTCAAAGTCAAATTCACCCTGAATGTAGTCACGGTCAAAGCGAACCCAGGCTCGCTTTTCCCCTGCACCAACAACACGAATTGCTTGCTCTCCAGTCATGTACTGCTGTGCCAGCATGACAAGTCTGCGTCCACAGTCAGCAATGGTGCGCTCGATTGCGGCAAGTTTGTCCGATGCACGAGCATTTGCTGCGTCTTGGACAATTCCTGCTTCTGTAGCGGTTCGCCTAATTTCTGGCAAAGCTCCACGCATGTATTCAGAAACACCAGATATTTGGTTGATGTCATTTGAAATCAATTCAGACTGGTTGTAAAACTCTGGTGGGCTAATAACTGCCGGCATTGGAACAACAGCATTGCTTAATCCGTCTTCAGAGATAACAGGTACAAGTACGTTGTCTTCGTCGGATTCCAGGGCTGCACGACCATCTGCATCAAAAGACGATTCACGATAAAGCCACTTGCGTGAAAATCGTTTGCGATGGTTCATCATCTGTGTACGGGTTTGATTCAATTCCATCTGCAATGGTTCAATTGCTTCTAATTCCCCCATTGGGTAAAAGTGGTCTGGAATGTCATAGTTTCGCAACATTACAAATGGATGACCAAATGCAAATGGAATCTTTGTTGGAGCAATCAGAAACTTGTCTCCACCATCACAAAAAACCGAAATGGTGTCACGGTCAATGTCGTAGTATTCCCAAATCTCAACATATGAATCATCAGGGTTGTCACCTCGTCGTGGACGTAGGCTCCCACGCCATTCATCAACACTCCATTTTGAATAGTGTGATGGAGATGCTTCGTTTCGAGCAGAAGCATTGTAACGCTTGTCTTTTTTGACATCCTTTAACGGACGACGAATACGCTGAGCAATCCAGCGAACATCCGACATGGATGTCGCATCTGCATCAACAAAAACATCAAATGGTGAAATGCGTTCAACAAATGGTCTGTCTTCGGTAATAATCAATTCTGATTCAGTTATTGATTCTGCCGTAGCAAGGTCGTCTGAAACCTCATAATCATCAACACCTTTTTCAACAAAGCGATAACCAGTCTTAACCCAACCATGACCACAGATAAGCATGTCTTTAACGGAACGACGGAACTCACGCTGGCATTCAAAATGCCTCCACCAATAGTTAACAATTTCTTCTGTAATTACAGCTTTTGGTGCATCTTCAACATTCTTTGCATTAACAACAATCTTTGGATAGTTAACAGAAACACTTGGAGCAATAACGTTGATTGTTGCAAAAGCCATGTTGACAAGCAAACGGTCTTCCGGCATTTGTGTCTTGTAGTGCTTGCCACGATACATGTCAACCATGCGACCCCAAAGGTCGTCATATCGTTCTTCACGACGCCAACGTCGTGATTGCTCTATCTTGCCACGATATTTGGTAATAAGTTCCTGATTAGAAATTCGTGCCATTAGTCTTCCTTCTTACCTTCATGCCAACCAATATGGTTGTCAAGCTTGCTAGCTATTTTGTCAACTTTTGTGCCAACCATGCGAAGAAGGATTTGTCCTTCCGCATGTTGGTTGGTATTTTCTTTCCGCAGTTTTTGCAAAACGACCACGAGGGGTCCCGATATGATTGCGACAATAATCGGTACCCATACCATCTCCATCTCAAATCCAACGACTTCCAACAGGCTCGGCATTGATGCCGGCTTCTTTGGCTACACGAACTTGCTCATCTGCCCGTTCCTTTACGGTTGGGCCATGAAAGTCTTCCTGTCCGTAGGTAAACCCAAGACGGACGGACTTAATGTGGCATTTGAAACAAATTGAACCACGACGGGGTAGTTCCGAGTCCATAAATGTTGATAAGCATTCTAAACAGCGAAATTCTTTCATAACTATAGACATACTTCGTTACTCCCTGGAATTAAATGCACCAATACGCATTTCTTTTTCAACTTCTGGCTTCATTATGAATTTCTCCCACCAACCAAGGGTGTTCTTTACTGGAGATGCATCATGCCTATATTCAGGCAACCAAACGTATTTCAACATCTGGTTGGTAATTGCTAAAGACATAACACGGTCGTCATGGGGTGAGCCATGCATCTTACCGTTTGACTCACGAACAAATGTTCTTAATTCCGCAATTGTGTTGTGGTCGTAGAGCCAAAGTGCCTGGTCTCTTATCGAGGCATTTAGTTCGTCAATCGCCAATGGCTTGGAGACCGAAGTCGTTCTCCAACCCATCGTCTCGGTGATTGTTGGGTTTCTTTGACCCAACTTCCTAGAACGGTAAATGTTCTTGTATCCAGTTCTTTGCAAACCCTTAATGGTTGTAAGACCGTGGTTGTTAGATTCAATCCCGACCAATGCGTAATTGTAAAAGAACCCAATTGCATGAAGTATTTCCTCGCCAAACAAGTCTGCGTCCACATGTCCGTGCCAGTGGGCAACCACCAGTCCAGTGTTTGCAGAAATAACATGTGCTGAGGAATAGTCACCGTGGCCCAGACCTTCTGCAACGTCAGCGCCAATAACATATGTTTCCCCAATATCTGGAAACTCATATATTGCTAAAGCTCCACCATCATTGATAAATGTGTAGTTATTCCTGCCCATTTGATTTTTCAAATAACCACGGTCTGGTTCTACTGGTTCAATATCTCTTAAGGATTCCAGGTCGAATACAGGACGACCAGAACGGATAAAGGCTTCTTCAGCATTGTCTGGATATTCCTGTGCTAACTGCCAGTCTGGAAGGTCACGCTTTTTGGCCTCATACCAGTCCTCGTCACGGTCTCCAGCGGACCATGGGAAGAAGACTCCAGTGAATCGGTTGTTGCCAGTTTGTGAACCAACCCACAGTTGGTGAAAAATATTGCCCTCACCGTTGGCTGTGCTCAAACAGATAACACGACCACCAACGTCGGCAATTGGTTCAATAGATGCCCACGCCTCTTCGGCGTTGGGCAAGAAGGCCATTTCGTCAATGATTACTCGATACACGGATTCACCACGAGCAGGGTCATTTCCAGATGGCAAGGACTCAATAGCAGAGTCATTAGCAAACACCATCTTCAACTGGTTGTCTGAAAGTAAGTCTGGTCCACGCATACGCATCCATGCAGGAAGCATCTTGTAGCCATACTTGGTCTTTTGCAACAACTTGGATGCTTCACGCTCTGTGCGTGAAAGCATGACCGTAAAGCGGTCAGCCCAAAAGAATGTTTCCCAGAATGTGAATGCAGCAGCCAGAGTAGAGAACCCAATCTGTCGTGCTTTCAGAACAATGCTGTAGCGAGAGTCAATCCAAACCCGCACAGTTTCTTCTTGCGCTTCACGCAACACAAACTTGATACGACCCCGCTCAGGATGTCGAATCATCCAATGGGTAGCACAAAAGTGTGAAAATGCAACCACAAGTTCATCTGTGGTCGCACCTTCACTACCTTTGCATTTCCTCCACTCCTTCTCATTGAGAAGGTCAGTGAGTTCCATTATGCCTTCTTAACGGCTGCCTTCTTTGCTGCAATCTTTTTAGGACTTGCACCAAATGCTGCATCAATTTCATCTTTGGTGAGAACACCATCGATGCTTGCCTTGGCAAGACCTTCTGCAACCTTGAAGATAGAAACTGCGCCAGCAATCAATGCTGACTTCCATACTTACAAGTCAGGAGCGATTACTGCAGAACCAGTCACAACGCAGAGGGAGTTGGTGAGGAAAAGTGCAACAATTCTGCCTGCAATATCTTTTGCCTTATTCATTGTTCTCCTTGAACATTACGCCGAGTAAATGGATTATCACGGCTATTACGGTGATTCCCCAACCCAAAACCTTGGTCTGACCAGACAACGTGATAAGCACCATACCGGTACCAGCAAGTGTCCAAGTCAAAGCATGGATTTCGGATAAGAGTTTCTTCACGCTAATAGCCCCGTTCGTTACCGCCTACGTTGGCTTGCAGCCACCGTGGCAGTTCCTGCGGCCACAGCAATAAGAGTACGGCGGGTGTCTACTGGTACTGTGGAACCAAGTGGAACATAGTCACCAAAGTCATCAGAAAAAATGTCAATGGTTTCCTCAAACGCCTGTCGCACTTCCAAGGGAGCGGATTGGACAGCCTCTGTGACCGCAGTCTTTTCTTCTTCGCTTATTTCGGCCACATTCAAAGACTCAAAGATTTCAACAGCCTGCTGGGGTGTGACAACGGAAAGCACTTCAGGGCTGGTCGCCAAAGCGACAGCCTGCTCAGGGGTGGGTGGTTCTTCCTGTGCCAGAATCTGGTCAACAACCTGCTCAACCTGCTCAGGGGTTAACTCCTCTAAAGCGGCTACTAACTCCTCTGTAGTTGTGGCTTCAGCAATTAAATCCAATACTTTTTCTTCGGCCAATGGCTCCAAATTTGGCTCTAAATTTGGCTCTACCGTTGTGCTAGTTTCTTCAGGTGCTTCAGATGTTGTGGTCACTTCCTCAGTTGTTGTGGTCTCTTCTTCAACTGTCGTGGTTGTTTCTTCTGGAAGCGTCACCTCTTCAATGGGTTCCTCTTCTACTGTTGTTGTGGTGCCTGTCTCGGTTATCTCGGGCTCTTCAGGAACGTAAATTTCAACGGGTGCTAGAAGAGTTGTACTTGTTGTTGTAGTAGTCGTGGTTGACGTAGTTGAAGTAGACGTCGTGCTCGTCGTTGTACTCGTACTTGATGTTGAGGTTTCTGGAACTGTCGTAGAAGTCGTGACCGTGACAGGGACAGTCGTTGACGGGGCAATAGTAGTAACTATCGTCGTTGTTGGGGTCGTGGATGTTGTTGTAAATTCCCATAATGAAAGGTCGCTTATCGTTAAGTGACCCGGCTGACAACACGAATCAATTGAATACTGTCTAAATGTAAATATATCACCAGCCGTTACTTCAACCGTGCGAGACCCTGTGGCTTGGTTCAGTTGTGTAAGCAATGTGTATATACCATTGACACCATACTGTGGCGGGTCATAGACCCAGCCATCAGCAGTCCAATACGACCATGTGAACGAAACACTATTCACACCATCTGGGATTGTGGTCTCAATCTTTACCCAGTTAGCCCCACCACATCCACCACCATCAGGACCTGTAATAACAATAGAGTTTTCAACTACGTTCACAGAACCTGTGGCGCAGGACTGCGAAGCGGTCCAGTCGCCTAATCCATCTGCTTTAACAACTGTTGACCATAATGCCAGTATCGCTACTGACACAAAGATTAACCAACGGGAACGCATAGTTTTTTGTAAATCTTTGTTGCATCTTTGAACAAATAGTTGTTCTTTATTTCATACTTTATTTGGGACAAATCGGTGTTAGTCCAGTTAGCCCAGACATAATCAATCGAGTCACTAAAAGCAGCCTTTAAGGTGTCGTTGCTGGAAAAGAAAGATTTGTTCAATCCGTATACGTCACAGACATGATTTATCGAACCAAGAGAATCATTGATTAATTGCTCAAATGGCAAAACAACAATCTTGTCCAATGAATCAATCTTTTCATAATATGAGATATACCATTCCAAAACTTGTTCAGCACGATTTAGTCGTTCATCTTGTGTGGTAGAAATCCATGAAGCAACACAGTCAAGTGGATTGCGAATAATGGTTACACAGTTTGGTTGATTATCCCAATCGCTAATGCGATGTGAAAGCCAATTTAACTTAACATCAATTAACGCTGTTTGTACCAAATGTTCAAAGTAATGATTACCCGAACGAGCAAACGCACCTAGCGTTATCGTGTCCATTCCTGAGTATCCTCATTCCAATCCCACAAACCATCATTCAATGGTCTCGGAGTTGGTGGTTGCCAATCATAATTAGTATCCAGTGACCACGATGGGTAAGGCTGTTGTTCAATGAAAATATCGGCATCAGCATTGTAAGTACGATTCACACTTCCGTACATTTTGCGGAAGTTACCATTATACGAAGTCTGTATCCATTCACCTTCATAGCCATGCTTAGCAATAAACTCTAAACCGATTAATTCGGATGCAGGATATGTCTCGCCAACTACATCATTACTGATAACGATTACATCTGTAACGACCCCATCAGTTATTTTAGAAAAATGCGCCATTAGAAAGTCACACTCCCCGAACCAGTCCATTGGTAAATACGGTACCCACCTGCAACAGAAACGCTAGGAGAACCTGTGGTTGATGCAGGCTCGGGGAACGAATCGGGATAGCGAATAATTACAATTCCCGAACCACCAGCACCACCAGTTCTGTAGTAGCCATAAGTTGAAGAACCACCACCGCCACCACCTGTAAATTCAGTTCCAGCAGTTCCGTAAGTGTCACGACCCGAACCACCCGCACCGCCACCACCTACACCACCTGCAGTTGAATAAGCAAGTTGTGTTCCCGCACCACCACCACCTGAACGAGGCACAGATGAACCAGTAATACTGCTATACTTGCCTGGACCACCATAAACACGAGCAGGTCCAGCGCCACTAGCACCACCACCGCCGCCAGACCAGCCGCCAATGAATCCCTGCGTTGGAGACACGATACCGCCTGGCACTTCACTTAGATTTGCACCACCACCTGAACCACCTGCAC